TATAATGATTAAGATAAAGAAAAGCAATATACATCAGGCGGTTGCCGATAGCTTAAACAAGAAAGGTATCTTGCCTTTCTCTGCAAGAGAGTGGAACGTTTTAAATGTCCAGCAAGTAGTGTACTGGAATACCAGGAATAGAGAAAGTGGGTATGTAAAGTATCCGGAAGTAATGAGAGAAGTTCAAATCATAGCTAAACAAATGCAAGATGAAAAATCAGGGCAAATCGAACAACTCAACTAAAACGGCAGAATTTCTTACGATGGTAGGCATCGCTGGGATAATAGCAGTATGGATATTTTATTTAATCGTAGATATATTAAGATGAAAGAACTAACATTCAACCAATGGCAAGACCATTTGAGCAAGCAATTGCAAAAGGATTATAAAAAATTGTATCAAACCTCAAAATTTAAACCAAATGAAAACAAGTTTCAAAAAGTATCACGAAGAGAATCCGCAGATTTACATAGAGTTTAAGCGCCTGGCATTCCAAATGATTAATCGTGGGTATGTCAGATTAGGAGCAAAACAAATCTTTGAGGTTATCCGATGGCATACAATGGTCGAAGGAAATGATAGGTACAAAGTGAATAATAACTTTACTTCGGACTATGCCAGGTTATTTGAGAACGACCATCCGATTTATGCTGGGTATTTTCTTAAAAGACTTTGCAAGTCAAATTAATTTTTATATATTGTGACATAATTAACCAAGAGGGTCGGAGTTCTTGGGTAATTTAATAGGTTAAATAACCAAAGCCAGTTTTGCACTCCGACGCAGACTGGCTTTTTTTTATTCTATAAAATGAAATATTATCTACATGATTCCAATTCATTTAATGATGAAAAGATTACTGAGCTTTATCTTGAATATGGATACGAAGGTCTTGGATTATTCTATACCATTTTAGAAAAACTTGCTTTACAAGAGAAGCCAATTAAGACAAAAGTTCTCAAACATCAGTTAAATGTTGGCAAAAAATTAGACAAAGTTTGGGAGTTTATTGAACAAATTGATTTGATTTCTTCGAATAATGGAGAAACTTTTAACAAACAATTGCTAAACTTTAGCAAAAAGTATCAAGTTTCAAAAGAAAAAAATGCAAAACGAATTTTAGAATGGCGTGAAAATCAATCAGTTAGCGAAAATGTAACACGTTCAGAACTTGTTCGTAACGCTGATAAAGTAAAAGAAAGTAAAGTAAAGGAAAGTAAAGTAAAGTTAATAGATATAATAACTCCTCACATATTTCTTTTAGGAGATGAATACGATAATTTTTATTCTTACTGGACTGAACAAAATAAATCAGGAAAGGAAAGATGGGAGTTAGAAAAATTCTTTAATATTGAAAGAAGAATAAATACTTGGATAAATAATAAAACCAAATTTAACAACAATGGAAATACAACTGAGAAACTTGGAACAAGTGCCGCAAGAATGGAAGCACTTAGGAAGTGGTAATGCCTTAGCAATAAAACAAGCACAAAGCGCCATTACTTTGCGTGTAAGGAACGAAGAAGATATAAAGCAAGCATTACGTTACTCTATGCTTTTGGTTGGCTTACGAGGAAGCAATCTACCTACTGAAGAAGAAAAGTTTGTATTGACTAATTTTGTTAAATCTAACTTTGGTAATAATACTTGCGAGGAAATAAAATTAGCCTTTGAAATGGCAGTCGCTGGTAAGTTAAATATTGATTCTAAATGCTATGAGAATTTTTCTTGTGAATACTTCGGTAGAATTATGAGTGCTTACCTTGAGTATGCAAGACAAGAGATTAAGAACTTACCTAAACCAATAGAGCCAGTGAAACAAAAACCAAGTGATCAAGAATTAAAGAAGCAAGCAATTGATACTGCAAACGAATATGCAAATCAGATAAGATACTGCGAAAAGAATGATAAGAAGTTTACTTTTATCGCTGGAGGCTTATCAATTCTATTCGATTACCTGGAGCAGTTTAAGATTCCAACAATATCAAAAGAAGAACGAATCGAACTTTGGAATAAGTATTCAGGCATTGAGGATATTGAAGAAAGGAAGTTGCATTGCAAAACTCAAGGGTATATTAAATTTGTCAATTCTTTAGTTACATTTGATTGTCATATCGATAATGATGGAACTATTAAACCTAATAATTTATGAATGTATTAAGCCTATTTGATGGAATGTCTTGTGGACAACAAGCACTTGAAAGAGCTGGAATTAAAGTAGATAATTATTTTGCATCTGAAATTGATAAGTATGCTATTCAAGTTACAATGGCAAATTATCCAAATACTAATCAGCTTGGAAGTGTTGTAAATGTAAATGGATATTCTTTGCCTAAAATAGATATTCTTATTGGTGGTAGTCCTTGTCAATCATTTTCTTTTGCTGGTAAACGTAAAGGAATGAGTACAAAAGATGAGCAAGAGATTTTAACACTTAATCATTATCTGGAATTAAAGTCTGAAGGATTTGAGTTTGAAGGACAATCTTATTTATTTTGGGAATACATGAGATTGTTAAATGAAGTAAAACCAAAATACTTTCTTCTTGAAAATGTAATGATGGGAGAAAAGTGGGAAAAAGTTTTATCTAAAGCGATTGGAGTTAAACCAATAATGATTAATTCAGCTTTATTATCTGCTCAAAATAGACAACGTTTGTACTGGACTAATATCGGTTTAGAACCACAAGGATTATTTGGAGATTTAGATTCTATTATTGATCAACCAAAAGATAAAGGTATTTTACTAAAAGATATATTAGAACAAAACGTATCAGATAAATATTTTTTAACTGAAAAAGGAGTTGATAGAATTAGTTCTTATAATAATTCTGAAAGAAGTTTAAATGATAATGGTAAAAGTTTATGTTTAGCAGCCGGTTATTTTAAACAAGGTAGAGATAATCAATTAATTGTTGATAGTTCTATTAATAATATGGTTTTTAATAATAAAAGACTTAATCAAACAATTTCTAAACATCAGAATGATTTAAAACATGGTACTTTAATAGATTCTTATAATCAATCAATTCATAATGATAAATCAATTATCATTTCAACAAGGGTTAATGCATCATGTCAAACTCATATTGTTGATAATCAAAAAATTTTAGGTGGAGATTTTAGATATGATGAAGGTTTTAGATGGAGAGAAAATGGGAAGTCAGGTACCTTAGCAACAAAAGGAGGAGGAAGTGGTAGTGATATTAGTGGTTGTGCATTGGCAAAATTAGATAATTCTACCATAAGAAGACTTACTCCAATTGAATGTGAAAGACTTCAAACGGTTAATGAAAATTATACAGCTCACGTTTCAGATTCACAACGCTATAAAATGCTTGGGAATGGTTGGACAGTAGATGTAATTGTACATATTTTAAACTATATAAAATGAAAAGAAAAATAATTTACGGAACTGCGCTGGCATTAATTTGCTATGCTTATTATTATGCGCTGAAAAATAATCAGACAATACAAAAAAATAATGAGCCAAAGTGGGTATTCGGAATTTCCGAATCTGAGGATATTTACACGGATTCGATAGATTTAAGGTTATATACAAGTCACGGAAGATTAAAATATAATAGCAATGAAAAATAAACAAACGGCGGTGGATTGGTTAATAGAACAAATAATAAAATATGAATTGGTACCTAAGGGAACTAATAAAGATAACGTATTATTTCATAAAGCCAAACAAATGGAGAAAGAGCATAAAATAGAATTTGCTTATAAGGTTTTACAAAATGCAGAATGTTCATTTACTGGTATACCTTATTTAGAAAAAGACATAGACGATATTTACAACGAAACTTATAAACAACAAGAAAATGATAACTAACAAAACAAAGTTAAGCCTTACATATGATGGCACAACAATTTCGATTGAGTTTGACAATATTGATGTCGATTTAGACCAGTACTTTCAAGCATTTAAAACTTTAATGGTTGGAGCAACATTTACTGAAACTCAATTTGAACATTGGATAATTGATGAAGTTAAAGAAATACGAGAATTTTTGCATAACAATAAACACGATTGACAATTAGCATAAAAATGTAAAATATATTTAATGTTATAATGTGGGCAAAATCCATCATTAAATGAGAAAATGTCTCATAATGAGGGTAAAATCCGACAAATTATGTCACAAAGTAAAGGTATAACTTGAGAAATTTAGATAAAAAGTAAATCTATAACTTGTAAATGAGAAACGAACACGAACATAAACTCCAGGTGGCAATTTGCCATTGGTTAGATTTAACTCAAGAGTTTTATTATTACTCAATACCAAATGGTGGTGCAAGACATAGGCTTGTTGCTATTAAGTTAAAGATGGAAGGAGCAAAGGCTGGAGTTGCTGATATGTTTTGGATGGTATCTAATAAGAACTGGAAAGGATTATTCGTAGAAGTAAAAATTGAAAAAGGAACACAACAACCAAACCAAAAAGCATTTCAACAAATAGCTATTAATCATGGTTATTATTATGCGATTGTAAGGTCGATTGAAGATTGCGAGAGTTTGATTCGGAGATTTAGATTAGATGAGATTTGAAGGATAATCATTTAAATGCAATCAAATGGATTACAATGAGATTACAACGACCTACGATTCAAGTAGTTATCGATTGCGCTACCTATCAAGATTTAAATTATAGCCTTGAAATAAACCTTAATCGAATCAAAATGGAAAGCGGTGCATCGTACCCAGCTTACCGACAAACAAAAAAAATCAAGGATTATTTGGAATTACACAATCTTTAATGTAAACTTTGCACATGGAAAAGATTAATTATCAAGGAGTTATCAAAGAAGAGGTCAATCATCCTGAGCATTATCAGGGGAATGGCATTGAGGTCATTGACATAATTGATGCTTTCGACCTTAATTTTAATCTTGGCAATTCAATTAAGTACATACTGCGAGCCGACAAGAAAGGATTTAAAAAGAAAGATTTGAGTAAAGCGGTTTGGTATTTAAATCGGGAACTCGAAAAGTGGAAAGGTTAATTTGGGAAGCCATTGCGGTAGGAATTATCGAAGTGGCTTTTATCGTTTATTTTATTTTTGAGATAATCAGAAAATCAAAAGAATGACCAGGTCGCAAATTATTGAGGAACTTTATAATTCAAAGGAAATTAAACAAGCCTTGATGAAAATGCACCCAGCAAATTTAAGGGAAGAACTAAAGCAAGAAATGTTTGTAAATCTTTGCTCAATAACCGAAGATAAATTTTGGTCGATTTATAATAATAACGGAACGAGTGGATTAAAATATTGGTTGGTCAGATGTATGCTAAATATGATTTATAGTACTGGAATGAATCAGCCATTCTTCAGGCACTTTAGAGCCAAGTACGAATCGATTGATGGCTTAGAAGAATTAGTTCAGATTGAGGATGAATCTAAGGATTACAAAGAAAAGCTATTTAATCGAGTGGAGGTAGCACGAAAAGAATTATCCTGGTACGAAGATATGTTACTCGATACTTATGTCGAATTGAATTTTAATCAAACCGAGATTTCGAGAAAGACTGGCATTCCGTATATGTCTATTGTCAAAACGATTTCAAACATTAAAAAGAAAATAAGGGATGAAGCCTGACGAGAAAGCTAAAAGTTTATTAACGAATGCACTTTATTTTTGTGGTAATAAAGTATTTGCTTTTGAATTAGCGCTTTATATTTGTTCATTAATTCTTGAGCAGAAACTTAAAGCAGATGACCAAGCATACTGGAGTTTAGTTAAGGATGAAATTTATCAAACAAACAAATGATTACTATAATCGCAGCCGTTTCTTTTGCAGTCTTTTTTACGATGACAAATCTTTATCAGTCATTCGGACTAAACTTTAAACCGTTTAGTTGTACTCCTTGTCTAAGTACCTGGAGCGCCATCGTTTTGATTGTTATTCCTATGCAGTTCCAAGAATGGATTGCAATCGTATTTAGTTCGGGGATTTTAGGAGCGGTAATTTTTAGATTGATAAACAAACTATGAGCGAAGAAGAGATTGCATTTATAGAAGCTAATATTATAAACTTTGAAGCAGTTGCTTTAGGGTTTACTAAAAATATAGAAAGAGAAATACTTGAAGAATATGCGACCCTATATCGTAAATATGTAAACAAGGATTTTAACTTTAATTCGTGGTGTGGCTCTTGCGTATTTGATATGCTTAAAAGATTATCCGCACATTACGAAGGAATAAAGTACATTGCAAAAATCAACCAACCAAAACCAAACGATGTCCAAACTAAGAATCTGCGCAGTCGGAAGTAGACATTCAGGAGTCACTTACCATCGATTAGCATTGCCATTATCCGTAATGAAAAAGGAGTATTGTATTATTA